GACGTACACAGCGGCGTCCGTGTCCCACCGTTGCCCGTGCGCGTGATCCCAGAGAGTGACCATGACCAGGTTTGGTCCGACAGTGGTTATGTGTGCGACGACGTACAGCGACTCGTTCATTCGTCCTCTCCGCCTCGGGTCCTATCAGACCGTCTCCGGCAGCGTCGCCCGCATGCGCGCCTGCCCCCGCTCGCTCTGCCAGTAGGCCCATTCCTGGCGGCTGGACGCCACCTGCATCCCGCGCGCGTCGGGGTGCGGCCGGAAGCCGACCGACCAGGCGATGCCCACTTGGCCGCCGCCGTACAGGCACGACACCTGGCACACGACGAAGCCGTGTATCAGTATCGCGTGGGCCAGGTCAACTGCCTCATCGAAGCTCATTAGAACACCACCATCTTGACGATGTGCGTGAACGTTTTATCGATCATGAGGGCCACGCCGTCGGGAATGAACAGGTGGAACGCGCCCTCGTTCACGGGGTACACGTAGCCCCTGTCGTAGACCGCGACCTGTGGCAGGTTCAACCTGCGCAAGACACTGTTGACCGGGTGTGCGGCGCCGGTCGCAAATGTGACGTTACGCTGACCCCACAGATCGTCGTCATTGGCGTTGTTCAGCAGGTGGTTGAGGGTGCCGTGATTGACATAGACCAGCGCGTCGCCGTCGAACAGTTCTTCACGTGAGGGGTCACACAGGCCGACGACCGTGCGGGCTGCCTTGATGTCCCGCAACGGTGTCGCCGTTGCCCAGGCCGTCCATCGTGTATCCGCGCGATAGGGCCACGCCAGGCGGCCGTGCATAACGGCGCGCGTGCAGGCGTACATCAAGCCCGTTTCCAGGCGGTCCGCTGTCACCATCGTCAGCGGGACCTCGCTATAGGTGTCCATCGCCATCCTCTCAGCCCTCCTTTCCCCCCGAAGGATACCGCCCTATGAGTGTACGTCATCGGACCGAGCGCCGCTGTTCCCACTGCCACACCATCCTCTGGGCCGTCCGCGCCCGTGGCCTGGGCGCGGGGCCGGGCGGCTGGCGCTACTTTCCGCGCGGCTACATGGGCGACGCGCTGTGCGCCGTGTGCGCGCCGGGCCTGACCAGAGAGCGGACGGACCCGATGAGCCGGGCGGACGATGAGGTGACCCCATGAGCGTCCTGAATGCCATTACGAGCGCGACCTGGGCGATCGAACCCGCGAGCCTGGCGCGGATCATCGGCATCGTCGAGGAGCACGCCAGCCTCTCCAAAGAGGAGTGGGACGAGCGCCTGACCGCCGTCGAGAAGCAGCGTGGCCGGCCGCTCTCGAACGAGCGCAAGGGCGTCTCAATGCGCGACGGTGGCGTGGCCACCATCGAGGTCGTCGGCCCCATCGTGCGGCGCGCCGACCTCTTCTCGCAGGTCAGCGGCATGACCAGTATCGACACGCTGGCCAAAGACTTTGGCGCGGCCCTGGACGACCGCACGGTGAAAGCGATCGTGCTCGCGATCGACAGCCCGGGCGGCGAGGTGACCGGCGTCGCCGAGTTCGCCGACATGATCCGGAGCGCGCGCCCCGGCCCCACCACCAAACCCGTCGTCGCCTACGTCGGGGGTATGGCCGCCTCGGCAGGCTACTGGCTCGCCAGCGCGGCCGAGCGCGTCGTGTGCGACTCCACCGCCCTCCTGGGCTCCATCGGCGTCGTGCAGGCCGTCCGCGACCCCTCGCGTGATCGCGGCGGCACGATTGAGTTCGTCAGCAGTCAGAGCCCGCACAAGCGGCCGGACCCGACGACGGGGACCGGCGCGGCGCAGATCCAGAACGTGGTGGACGCGATGGCTGGCGTGTTCGTCGCGGCCGTCGCCCGCAACCGCGACGTGTCGGAGGAGACCGTGCTCGCCGACTTCGGCGGCGGCGGGCTGTTCGTGGGCCAGGCGGCGGTCGCGGCGGGCCTGGCCGATCGCGTCGGCAGCTACGAGTCGGTGATCGCCGACCTCGCGGCGGGCCGGCTGCCGGAGAAGGCTCCGCCCGCATCGAACGATGGGACGACTCAGCCCGCTCTCCCGAGCGGATCGCTACCAATCGCCGCCCGGATTGATGGACGGGCGACGAGCGCGTTAGGAGCGGCCAGTGGCCGCATTGCAGCAGGACAAGGAGACACACGAGTTATGGCAACTACGAAAACGACCGACGACACCAGCGAGCAGCCAGCGACCGCCGCCGATACTGCGGACCAGCAGCGCCACAGTGGGTATGTTCCGGCGCGCCCCCTCGATATGACGCGCCTTGCCGCGCAGGAGGGTGGGGTCGCCGCCGCCAGCCGCAACGAGCCCGACCCGCGCATCGCGGCGATGGAAGCCGAGCTTGAGCGCAGCCGCGCCGAGGCCAGGACGCAGCGCGAGATGATCGCTGCCCTAAACGCCGCGCGCATCCAGGACCAGGCCGTCGCCTTCGCCGAGAGCGAGCTGCTGGCGGGACGAGCCACGCCGGCCGAGGCCGAGCCCCTCGTCGCACTGTACGCGCAGGCCGCGCACGACGACGCCGAGCGCCCCGCCGCCGTCCTCGGGGAGGGGAAGAGCAGGGTGTCGCACCTCAAGGCCACGCAGGCGCTCCGCGCGCCGCACGGCCTGACGCAGGAGCAGCTCGACGCGACCCAGGACGGCGCGGCCGCTGCGGCCGCGTTCGACCCGTCAAAGTTGCGCGCGCTGGCGACGCCGGCGACCGTCGCGCCCGTGACGACGCGCGACGAGAAGCCGAAGACGACGGCGGACGTGTCCGAGGATCGCAAGACGGCGTTGCTCAACAAGAGCCAGGTCGGGCGCACAGCCGCCCAGGCCCGCGCCGCCACCAAATAGCGCTCTCGCCCCCGCCCCCACTCCCATCTCATCGCCGCAGCCGTTGTTGTTGTCGCAGCCATCGCCATCTCGCTAGCCGGTCCCCGACCACACCCGACCGGACCGGAGAGGACAGGACACAGTTATGCCGCTACAGCCGACCGCTATCTGGTCGAGGACGCGCCTCGATCCCGTGATCAACCCACGCGAGGCCGTGGCCTCGATGATCCAGGCCACGCTCCCCCCCAATGTCAACTATCCGCAGGGCCAACTGTTGGGAGAAGTGACGGCCACGCCCGGCACGTACAAGGCGTACGTCCCCGGCGCCGCCGTCACCGACGGCAGCCAGAATCCCACCGCCATCCTGCAGTACCCCTGCGTGACCGACGCCAACGGCAACGTGACGAACATCGGTGAGTGGGGTTACCCCGAGCCCGCGACCCCGGTGTTTACGCAGGGCTATTTCCGCTGCCAGGAGCTGACCGGCCTCGACGCCAACGCCGTCACCAAAATGGGTGGTCGCCTCGTCGAGGGCAGCGTCACCACGGGCTTGTTCAAATTCTAACCCAGGCGGGCGTGTGGTGGGGTGTGTCGCGTTCATTGTGAGACACCCGACCGCCGTCGTCCTCGTCCCTTTCCCCTTATCGCGTCGTCTCACCCTCGCGCCGTGTGGCCATCGAGGGTCTCGTTCCACCAGAACCAGGAGATCGCCACATGGCAGTGGATTATCTGTATCCCGACTCGATTGAGCTGCGCGCCATCGAGCAGGACAAGATCGCCCGTCTCACGCAGGACCGCCCCATCTTCGAGATCTTTCCCGTCCGCGAGGTCGACGACTGGGTCATCGCCTGGGAGCAATTAGACAACTACCGCGGCCTGCAGCAGTTGCGCGGCCTCAACGGCGCGCCGCCCAAGGTCACGAAGACCGGCTCCAAGCGGTATACGGAAGAGCCGGGCGTCTACGGCGAGTTCGAGGAGATCGACGAGCGCGAGCTGACGCGCCGCCGCCGTATCGGCACGCTCGGCCAGCCCGTGGACATCGAGGATCTGGTCGTGCAGGCGCAGGACAAACTGATCGGGCGTCGCCTCGATCGTATCGAGTCGATTGGCTGGACGCTGCTCGCCGCCGGCCTCTTCTCCGTTCCGTCGGTCTCCGGCGCCATCGCCCACACCGCCGCGTACCAGATGCAGCAGTACGCGCCGACCGTGCCCTGGGCGACCTCCGCCACGGCGTCGCCCCTGATGGACTTCCGCAACGTCAAGCTGCTCGGCCGCGGCCACTCGGTCGTGTTCGACCGCACGGCCAAAGCCTACATGAACAGCTCGACGGCCAACCGGCTCTACAGCAACCAGAACTCGGCCGACCTGTACGGGCGGCGCACGATGGGCCTGGGCACGTACAACAGCCCGGAGCAAATCAACCAACTGCTGTTGGGCGACAACCTGCCGCAGATCGTGGAGTACGACGAGACCTATCAGGACGAGACGAACGCTTTCCAGCTGTTCATCCCGATCGGCACGGTTGTCCTGGTCGGCCGGCGCCCCAGCGGCGTCCCCGTCGGCGAGTACATCATGACGCGCAACGTCAACAACCCGAGCGGGGAGCCCGGCGCGTATACGCGCACGATCGACCGCGGCGAGAACACCGTGCCCCGGTCCATCGAGGTACATGATGGGCATAACGGCGGTCCTACACTTCAATATGGTAGTGCTGTAGTTCGTATGACTGTTTAGCCATTTTTGGTTAAATAGTTAATATGTGTCTTTAACATTTCGCAAATAGGCCGGAGGACGTTTGTGGTATAATAGGGTATGTAAAACCCCCGCGTTGCTGAAACAACCGGGGGCATGGTCAACACCTGTTAGGAGGCGCCGACATGTCCATTGTACCCCCTCAACCCACGTGTGATGATGTCAAGACGTGCGTCTGCTGCGGTGACACCAAGCCGCTTGACGAGTACTACGTAGACAAGCGCAGTAACCGTCCATTCGCACGGTGCAAGACGTGTCACAATGCACAAAGCCAGGCGTGGTATCACGCGACGAAGCTAGCGCGCGGCCCCCGTGTAGCGCCCGTCGAAAAGGTGTGCGTATCTTGTAAACAGCTCTTGCCGATAGGCGCGTTTTCTAAGCGCAGCAGGGGCGAAAATGGTACGAGATCTGACTGTAAAGCATGTCGCCGTGCCGCGAAAGCCGTTTATCGCGCCGCCCACCTCGACGCGGTACGCGCGAGTGCCCATTCTTACTACGCCACCAACAAAGTGGTCGTTAACGCACGCATCAAGCGCGTCGTCACGGCTAACCCGACAAAGTACCAGGCCATCCACACCGACTGGAAAAAGCGGAACAAGGCGGCCGTCAACGCCTCGACGCACAAGCGCCGCGCTCGACTGACGGGCAATCGCGGCGCGTGGACGGCCCGCGACTGGGAGCGCATCAAGGCCCGGCAGGGCTGGTGTTGCCTGATGTGCGGCCTGCAAGAGATGACGGACGGTATCACGCTGTGCGCCGATCACGTCGTGCCGCTCGACAAAGGCGGGTGGAACATCGCCGCCAATATCCAGGGGCTTTGTCGCGGGTGTAACAGTACCAAGCATACACGGGTGCTTGACCTGCGACCCGCGTTTTACAGCTAAACAGCTAACCACGACACAGCACCGCGCCGACGAGACCGCTCCCAGGGGGCGGTCTTTTCTATGCGCGATAAGGAGATGAGGATATGGCCACGGCCATCTATAAAATCTTGCAGCCGACGGGGCCGCATGCGGTCGATGAGATCGTCGAGGTGACCGACGCGGACCGGAAGCGCGGCGTGGACCCCGACTGGCTCGTG